TAAGTTAGCATGTTTACACACCACTTGGAAAGATCTTAGTGACTTCTTTGGCGTTCCAGTAGGGACCTTAAGAGACAACTTCGCTGATTTATATATAAAAGGAACACAAACCACAAAGCAGAAGCTCCGTCAAAAGATGTTCGAAACTGCAATGAATGGTGACCGTGTTATGATGATATGGTTAAGTAAGAATTGGTTGGGCTATAGCGATAACGGTCCACAAGAAGGAAATGAGGAAGATAATATGCTTCCTTGGACAACAATAGAAGAAGATAAATGAAGAAACGATTTTGTGAGGTAAGACCTGGCTGGTGCTAGACGCATAATGTCATAGGAAACGTTAAGCCCATATGTCCTTGGGACATATATCCAGCATTACAGCTAGGCACTTTTTTCACAAAACTATATAGGATAAAGATATGAAGTTTACAACACCAAAAATTAAAGACATTTCAGACTTTCAAACAAACAGACTGTGTGGTCCACTTAACGTATTCAGTTTAACAACTGTTAGTTTAGTATGGGGACACATGTTAGGCTTAATTAGCCCATGGTTCTTACCAGTAACATTTTGTGCATTACTTGTTGGATACGGCTCTGAAATTCAAAAAGAAAAACCCCAAGAACAAATTAAATTGTAATGAAAAACTGTAAAAAGTCAGGTGTCAAGGGTGAGCCTCACAGTATTATAAATATCAGTAACTACTACATACAGAAGTTTGCTGATAAAGTTGAAATACAATCAAGTGGCTGTCATTTCCTTAAGGGCAATAAAATTAATACTGGATACGTTAACTGGTGGTATCGATACGAAGACCACACTGGCGAAACTAGAATGCGTTACATTAGTGCCCACCGCTTTAGTGCATTTACAAGTGGCAAGTTCAAAGAAGCTGAAGTAAATGAATATTGTGTGTTACATGACTGTGACCAGTATTATGAAGATGATGATGTTAGTTACAGACAATGTGTTAATCCAGATCATTTGTTTATTGGCACAGTGCAAGACAATGCACTTGATTGTGTTGCCAAAGGAAGACACCGCAACGGTGATCCAAGACCAGGCGAACTGAACAGTAACAGTAAACTAACTCAAAGTCAAGCACAATTTGTGATAGACAATCATTACATTATAAAACAAAAGGACTTGGCAACACAACTGGGTGTTCATGTTAGCACTATAGAATGTATACACGGTGGCAAAACGTGGAAGCACTTGGCAAGATGAAAGCACGTTTCCGCACCACTGATCCCAAAGACTTTGATTTAATTAAAGCTCTAATTGAGGACTTTATGTTAAAGTGTTTACACCCAAACGAACATGCTGTCAAGCACATGTTCAACAAATTAAAACAAACGCCTTATACTTGGGATAGTGACACAGTTATTATACCACCAGGTGGCGGCATGAGACCGCATCCTTGGGACAATGATCCGTGGGATTAATTGGAGACACTATGAAGAAATATACGAGAACAATTAAAGACATTCAACAAAAAGATATAACTAGATTCTGGACTCACGTTGACAAGACCGCGCCTAATGGATGTTGGATATGGACACTAAAGTCAAGCAGTCATGGATATGGATTGTATAGTGCAGGCGGAATGCTACACAGAACAAGTCGCTTTAGTTACACACATCAAGAGGGTTTATATTCACATCCTATTGAAGGTGACAATAGAATAACATTAACATGCAGAAATAAACTGTGTTGCAATCCAGCACATTTATTAGAAACAACACAACAAGTAGTGTTTGATATGATGCGAGAAGAAGGCTTAATTACTGTGGGTAGCAAACACAAGATGGCAAAGTTACAAGAAGCAGACATTGTGGACATTAGAAACAGATACCAATACCAAAGTGCAACCGATGGTTTTAAAAGTATAGGTGCTGACTATGGAGTTACTCCAGGATGTATCAGAGACATCTGTATACGCAAGACATGGAGACATGTTTGAAACTTTCAAAGCCACAACAAGTTATTAGTAATGACGGCACACGCTTTAGGATCATCGTAGCCGGTAGGCGTTTCGGTAAGACGATGTTAGCTATCAATGAGCTGGCTAAACATTGTGTAAAGCCCAAGCAGAGAGTGTTAGCACTATACAGCACGTTTGGTCAAGCCCGTAATACTATATGGCCTGAACTATGTGAAAGACTACATGATAAGAAGTGGATAAAGAAAGTTAACCAATCTGAACTAACCATTACACTAAAGAACGATTCAAAGATATTTGTTAAATCAGCTGACAACAGAGAAGCATTACGTGGAAGCCGTTATGACTTTATTGTGTTGGACGAATGTGCTGACTTACACAAGGATGTATGGACTACTATATGTCGTCCCATGTTAGCAGACAGTGGTGGACATGCTATGTTTATTGGAACACCCAAAGGAAAAGGCAATTGGTTCTATGACTTGTTTGTTAAGAGTGGAGCTGAACAAGAATGGAACAGTCACAGTTACACAACGTTAGCCGGTGGATGGGTTACAGCAGAGGAAGTTGAAAGTGCCAAACGTGACTTGGATGAACGTGAATTCAAGCAAGAGTTTGAAGCAGAGTTCCAAGACTATTCAGGCATCATATACCATGCGTTTACTGAGGATAACATACAGCCCAATGAGTTCCCTATAGAACAACTCCGCACCTTGCACATAGGGATGGACTTTAACAACAGTCCTATGAGTGCTGTGGTAGGTTATATGAACGGAAACAAGCTAATGGTGATAGACTTTATTGAGATATATCAAAGCAACACATATGAAATGATACAAGAGATTAAAACACGTTACCCAAACAAGAACTATGTGTGTTACCCAGATGCAAGTGGCAGTCACAAGTCAACTAATTCAAACCAATCTGACCACATTATATTAAGCAACAACGGATTTAAGTTAGTGGCAGGCAAAACAAACCCAGCTGTATTGGATAGAATAAACGCTGTCAATAGTCTATTATGTAATGCCAATGGTGAACGTAACTTACTAATAGATCCCAAGTGTGCAAAGATAAGAGAGATGTTAATCAAAATGAGTTACAAAGAAGGAACTAGAATACCAGACAAGGACAATATATTAGACCATGCCGCTGATGCATTAGGATACTTAGTGTATCAAAACTTTGGCATTAAACGTGACTTAGGTAAAGGCTATGGACATAGCAGGAGGAGTTTATAATGAGTGGACCAAAAGAAATATCAAACGAAAACAAAGAACGAGCAAAAGCAATAGTGGATGCTTCACCAGAATTAAAGAAAGCCAAAGACATTGCTAATGGCTTTAGTGGTAAAGGCTTTAATGCTTCACATGGAGGCAAAGGCTCAACTAGACGTGGTGATGATCAACAATACAAAGATAACTTTGATCAAATAGACTGGGGCAAGAACAAAGACAAGCCCAAGTTCAAAACTAGAATAAACGGTGTATACCAAGATCAAGTTAACGAACAGGAAATAGACAAGTCATGATAACAAAGACATACACATTCTGGTGGTATGAAATGAGTAGCATACATCAAAAGCAAGATAACATTAAACAAGTTAACAAAACTTGGACAATGAATACTGTCAAAGAATTAAACCAGTATGCAGTATACAAAGCAAAAGCAATTGGTGCCTTCAAGCACGAAGAATACATACGATAAATAAAGCATAGCAACAATGTGTTCGTGTGGTGTGTGTCTATTGTTGTTAGAAACCTCATGGTGTCCGATAACATCATGGGGTTTTGTTTTGACTTAAATTAAATGAAGGCAAACTAGGAATATACGAATACACACAACTGTTAAGTTTATCCTAGCCGCCTTCGAGAAAGTAACATGCTGTCCCACCCGGGACAAACAAGAGTAGCGTAAAATATTGTATCAAAATAACAGGATTTCTCCGTTAAATTAAAAGAAGGGTATTGAAGCCTTCTTAGTTTAGTGCTGTCTCTTTGTTACAAGCTACTATTATAACATCTTTGGAAGGTATGTCAACCTTTAATTACAACTTCTTTTTCGCCTCTAGCATTAAATATAGCAACAACATGTTCTGCATCAACATAACGTTCATGAATTATACTATCCTGGCTTCTAACTTGTCGCATTGCAAAGAACTTAGCCTGCTCTTCACTAAAAGTCCAGCTCTGATATGCACCATCTAGATTGCCTGCCCTATATAACTTAATAGGCTGTTTGAATATACGATTGATCAATTTCTTTTGATATGGGTTATCATATATGGGCCAAACATCGTTCCATATATGTTGACACTCATATATACTTTCGCTATCTGTCCAAACCTCTTCAATTAATTCATTAATGGTTTCATCGTTAAGTGGAAGTTCTAGTATAGCCGAGTGCATTAATAGAGGTCTATTGCCTCTATTACAATCCAGCATTGCATTAAGGACGTCATCGTCTGTTTCTGCTTGTAATCCGTTATAATATTCCATTACGCTACTCCAATATATTGACATGTGCTAGTGGTATTTTCTTTTCTCTTAATATATAATAGTCGCCATTATTCTTGTTTACGAAATCCCCATGGTTTTCATATCTTAATTGTTTTCTTTTAGGAATATCAGTGTTTATTTCTAATACCACTAGATCGTTAGCATGATGAAAGTGATTACTTGCCCTATAGGCATTATAAGGATGTTCAGTGCACCATATGCCTAAATTACCTGGTGCCTTTTGTGCGTAAGGTTGACGGTCGTGGTAAGAACAGAACTTATCTCCCTTAATTTGTTCAGTTAAGTATTTCCTAGGTAAACAATGGTATAATATCATGACGCTATCTCCAATAATGCAATTGCATTATATGTGCAACTATATAAATTATTAGAAGGACGAAACAATGGTTCTACTTTCTTGCCTATGGAAGTTTCCAATTCAGGTCCCTTCAAATCTATACTTAATTTAAATGTATCGGGCTCGTTTTCTATTGCCGAGCATTGTTTAGTATATTCTAGTGCTTTATCCAGCTGGTCTTCGCCTGTAAATGTTTTATTGGAATGTATAATATTCATATTATCATGACTTGCCATACCAATTAAATCATCAGTTCTTTTTTCTATATAGATAGCAACTTCTATACTTGATATAGATTGTAATGCATCAAGTATCTCTTGTTTAGTATGTGTTTCCAATAGCGTTGTTAAAGTATTTTTGATATCCATTGTGTGTTTGCCTTTTTGTTAACGTTCTACTATTATACCGGATATCATGGTAGAAGTCAACCTTTATTTTACCCAAAAAAAACTACAAAGGTTATAGCCTTGTAGTTCTTTAGTTT